CAACATTATCATGATTCGCATGGCAATAGTATGATGGAGGATGAATGTATAGAAATAATTTATGATGAGGAACAAAGATATGGGAGGAGGAAATCTGATGGAAAGAGAACACAAAACCGGGGAAGATAATTATAATACCTTGTATTGTCCATGAAACTTTCACATAATTATAGATTTGGGATTTTGGTTTATACAATTTACATAGGAGTGGAAGCATAAGAAATGAGAAAAATAAAGTTTGATAGATTAGGTATTTGGTTTGATTATAAAGGGGATTGTATTGGATGGATTTGGCCATGGAAGCGAGGGAAAAATAATCACAAGCGGTGGTATTCAACGAGCTTTATTGCTTCTTTTAGAACTAAAAAAGAAATGGACCAAGAATGGGAAAATTATTTTAATCTGCTTTAAAAAAATGAAGTTTTTATAAAGTAATATTAAATTTAGAGAAGGAATAAAATGAGGAAAATTTTCAATAGTATCTTTGATTTTTTAGGGGTTAATGGGACTATAAGTAGATTAGTTGCTTTTGGATTTATATTGATGTTCATTGGTGGTAGTTTTATATTATTATATTATCATAAACGTTGGGGAGTGTTCCCTGCATTTCTAGGGTCTCTCGTTTCATCTTTAATAGTAGACCCAAGTGGTACAGATTAGAAGTTCAAAGTGAACCTTATAAATAAACCTATATAATGGGAAAATTATTTTAAAATGTTAAGTTCCTAAGTAACTTTCTTGACAAATTATAACTAATACATTATCTTATACATAAAACTTAATAAGGAGAAATTTTATGTCAACAGAAAATAAACCTACTCGAATTACAATAAATGAAGAAGTTCGTTTACCAGGAACAGATATTATTCTAGAACCTTCAGATGTAATTGAAGTTTATCCAGCAGAAAAAGAAACTGAGAAGAAGGAAGAAAAGAAAGAGGAAAAGAAGGAAGAAAAGAAAGAGGAAAAGAAGTCAGCACTTAAAAAAGAATTTTATGACAGAATTAAAAAGAGAATTGCAGAACAAAGAGCAAAAAAAACAACAAAGACTGAAGAACAATTAAATCAGTTTTTTATTGTTAAAATGGGGGAGTAAATGAATAAAATTATTGTACTTGGTGATACTCATTTTCGAGTTGATGAACCTTTTTTTTCTGCAGGAAAATCTTTTATGGAGTGGTTCTCCAATCAAGAATTTAATAATGAAAATAATTATATGATTGACCTTGGTGATGTTTATCATCAAAGTAAACCCAATCCCCATGTACTTAAAGAAGTTGAGGATTGGTTTTTAAATAAATTAAAATTCAAAGAAATATTTATTCTTATGGGGAACCATGGCTATAACAGAGCTAGAAATAGTTATGCCGAAGCTCCTTTAATGAACTTTAGAAATATTACTTTAATTAAAGAACCAGAAATATTTCAAATAAACTTCCACCAATGGAAGAATATTATTCCAATTTACCCTCTGAGATAAAAGATAAAAATTATGATTTTATTTTTTCTCATGTTGAGGATGAAACTAATCATTTTACTGAATCATATTGTGATTTATCTGTTTTAAAAGGAAAAAGAATTTTTGGGCATATTCATATACCTAATAAAAATTATTTAGGAAGTGCTTTAATCACAAGATATGATGAACACTCGAAAGATAGTTTTTTGGGTATTATTGACATAGAAACTAAAAAATATAATCAAGAGTTGATACCAAAATTTTTAGATTATTATGAAATAGAATATCCAAAACCATTATATATGGTGAATGCCAAATATCAAATTTGGGATATTTTTGGAGCATTAGATAAAGATAGTGCTTTGAAAATCTTCAGTAGTAAATAAATCAATTGCAGAATACTTTAAAGAATTTTGTCTACTAAATAAAATAGAAGGTAATCTACAAAATAAACTGTTTAATTTAATAAATTAAAGTTAAAGAAATTAGTTAGGAGTAATTAATGAAAACCCAAGAGGAAATTAAAAAAATTCTTGAATCTAGAATTCTTATACATAAATTGGTAAGTGCTCAAGTTCCTCTTTCAATGGAAGAAATTGAAGATACTATCATAGATAACATAAGAAATATTGAGGGTTGGTTTGTATTATATGAATCAGGTACTTCTTGGGAACTTGAGGATTTATATTATTATAAGGATATTCCTTCTATTGAAGAATTTGCAAAAGCAATTGGATATGATTATGATGATATAAATGAGTTTGCTGATAAAGTTCTTAAATCACAATGAATATGCTGACCAAATTGGATGGATTTTTCATGGTGCTGGTAATACCTATAATTGGGCTTATCTTGGTCCAAGAGATTTAAATTTTCATATAGTTGAATCTCCAGATAATACAATTTATACTTTTTACTCTATTCATCTTGGTGGAGATATTAGGGGTGGTTACTCCAGTGAATATATTTTTGTTGATACATATGAAAGTGGATTTTATGAAGCAATATCTGGAAGTGCTACAGTTATAGTAACTTTTAAAGATGACTCAAAATGGATACTTGATAGTACCCAAGATTCTGATGTATGGTATTTTGAATTTCAAAGAGATATGAGTCTAAAAGAAGGAACTTTAGCATCTAGATATTATCCTTATATTGAAAATTTAAGTGGAATGGAATTGGAAGATAAACTTGGTGAATTATGGGATGATTGGAAACATTAAAATAAATATATTTTGGAATAGTAAAAATGAAAAAAGAAATGATTGTATTAACAGATAATGTTTTAGTTCATACAAGTGAAGGTAAAATTATTTTAGAACGAGGGGATAAAATTCAATTTGAAGTAACAGATACAACTAAAATTAAAGTTAAAAATCCTGGTGTTTTAAATATTCCAGAAGGTAAGAATTTTTGGGATATGCCATTAAGTCATTTTATTAATCTTGCTAAAACAAAAGGTAAAAAGGAAATTTCAGCAGCTATTAATAATCTAGTGAGATGGAATAAAAATGATAATCCATCTATTAGTAAAAAAGCATCTGCTATAATGAATAAACTTAAAAATAATAAAGAATGGCAAAATATTGCAGCAAAATCTACAAAATAAATGGATAACTGGAATACTGAATTACAGAAGGGGGTAATTAATATGACACAATATGCATTTAAATGTAGTTATTGTAATTACGAATGTGATTTTGAATATGATATGCATAGTGATATTGCTAAAACACATATTTGTCCGAAATGTAAAAAAATTATGAAACGAGATTATTCTAAAATTTCGGTTATTATTCCATCATATTTTAATCCTTCTGAAAATCCAGTTAAATTTGGTAAACGACCGCCAGGTAAAAAGAAATATTATTAAATTAAATCAGTGTTGTTTTTTCTTATTCCCCCTATTTGATAGAGGAGTTAAACTAATTATTTAGTTTAGCTCCTTGTATTTATACTATGTATTAAGGAAATTAAGAGTGGCAAAACAAACAAATGATGTTACTAAAAGTACCAATAATAAAAGAAGTTTTTTTACGAAATTACGTAATACTTTTGGTATTGTCTTAAAAAAGAAAGATAAATTTTCAACTGCTAAAATTCCAGTACCAGCAATTATTAACCCAGATTTAAAAATAGCAAAACCAGTTAAATTACCCTCAGATTTAGAAAAGATGTGGAAATGGTGGTTGTCAGAAACTGCTGATTCTTCCTTGACTTTAAAAAATAGAATGGATAGGTATAATGATTTAGATTATATGTATTACAACAATACAGTTATTAGCATGGCAGTAGATTTATATGCTGATGAAACAGTGCAGTTAGATTCACAATCAGAAGTATTACAAGTTACAGCTAAAAAAACAGCAGTAAGAAATTATATTCAAGATTTTTTTACTAAAATTGGGATTACTCCTAAGATTTTAAAAGCAGTAGCTTTTGATTTGGCTTTGTATGGTGACCATTTTTGGGTAACTACATCTAATTTAACAAAGGGTATTACGGAAATTGTTCCAATTGATGTAAAGTCATTGACAAATAGATTAGAATTTAATGCTATTGAAGTATCAAAATTAATGAGAAAAAATAAGAAAATTTATACTCAATTAATTTCTAGACAAAAACAATTACAAAAACTAGCAGATGTTCTTAAGAATGGTTCAAATGATACATCCTCATATTTTAGGAAATATTTATTTGGTTTTCAAATTGAAAAAGGTATATTTTTACCACCTTGGAACGTAGTTCATTTTAGACGATTTTCAACTCATTCTGAATTTTATCCTTTTGGTAGACCATTATTGATTAACTGTATTTCTCCTTTTCGACAGTTACAAACAAGCAAAACAATTGTGGCCATGGCACGAGTTGCTAAATTTCCAAAAGAACTTTTTGAAGTTGAAGTTAATGAGAATATGACTGAGGTTGAAAAATGGAATGCAGTTAATGAAGCTCGCCAAGAGTGGCTTAATTTGGGCACAGAACAAACAGGAAAAGAAGACTTTGGAGTGGGTGGAAAAATTTGGACTCCAAAAGGTTTAATTGATTATAGTTTAATTGAGAATCGAATGAGTGTAGATGATATTAGTGATTTAGAAATGTTACGAGATGATATGATTCTTGGTACCAGAGTACCAAAAGGTTATTTAATTGTTGACCGTGCTTCTTTTGGAACAAGTGGGCAAGCGTTATTACAGCAATTTAAACCATTTGGACGAGCAGTTTTTGGAATTCAAACTTGTATTTTAGAGGAGTTAACTCAACTAGTAAGACTTCATTTTATAATGACAAATACTTTTGTAGATGAACCTTTTGAATTGAGTATGACTTTTCCTGTTATTGAAGAATCAAGTGACCGTCTACGAATAAAAAGTGATACAATTAGACTTGCAAATGACATTATAACAAATATTCAAAGTGCTCTTGGTTTAGGAAGAGGTGAAGCTCTACCACCAAATGTTGTAAAGGATATTTTTTCGAAACTTTCATTTTTAAATTCAGAGGATATTAATAAGTGGATTGATGAAATAAAACCTCCAGAAATATCGGAGAATCAGAAAAAATATATTCAGGAAAAAGCTAAACGTATAAATTTAACTATGATTATGGAAGCATATTTTCTATCTAAAGAGTTACAAAAATTTGAAGAAGGTATTATAAATAATCGTCATTTTTATTCTTCTTCTAAAATAACAAATCAACAAAAAATCATATTGGATTTAATGAAAACTAATAATAGGTTGAATGAATAATTTTTTACACTATCTTAAATTACCTACTAATATGGTAGGAGGGTAGTATTATGAAGAAAAAATTTTTAATTTGGTTTTTAAGTGCTTTATTGTTTTTCTCTACCACAATGTTAATAGCAGGAAATGGTTATCTTGAATATAAAGTTTTACCATCAACAGTTGCTATTGCCACAGAATTTGCCCTTGGTGCAGGATGTATTGCTACTGAAGATGGATATATTATTACTAATAAACATGTTGTGGTTGGAGCGGAAACAATTTATGTGTGGTTACATGATTTTACAAGGTACAAAGCTCGATTAGTTGGTTTTCATTCCGAAACGGATATTGCTGTTTTAAAAATTGAACCAATTGACCCATTAATACCATTTACAAAAGAAAATATCGCAAATACAAATCAAATTTTTATTGGTGATACAGTGTATGCTATTGGACATCCATTTGGATTTGTATGGTCTATAACAAAAGGTATTATTAGTCAAAGACGACAGGATATGAATGGTGTACGCTATTGGCAAATTGATGCTTCCGTTAATCCCGGTAATTCAGGTGGACCGTTAGTAGATGAGTATGGTAGATTAATTGGTATTAATACTCTTGGATTTCCACCAGCTTTTGTAGAAAATATTGCACTTGCTATTTCTGTTCAATCTTTTATTGAAGAAGTTGAAATGCTTATTGCTGCTGATATGGAACGAATGAAACCAATTCAAAATGTTCGTGAGTATAATCAGGAAAATAACGCAATTCCAGAAAGTTCCAAAAAAACAGAAGTTCATATTACAATTGATGCTAATGGTAATGCACAAGTTGAAACAGAAGAATAATTAAATTAGTTATTTTGATTTTTACTACTAAAACTATATATGATTCTCAATAAGAGTCATATATAGTTTTTTTTATTTTAGATTATATGGGAGAAATCATTGTATAGCTTAGAGGAAAAAGAAATAGATGCTAGAAAAATTATTAAAGATTTAGAAGCTACTAATTTAAGTGGTTCAAATAAAGAACAAGGAAAATTTGCTCAAATGATTAAGGGTTTAGCTTTTAGTAATGAAGAAATTTCTAATCAATTTATGAAAGAATTAGATAAAGTTACTACGGAAATAAGTAAAAAAATTCTTGGTGAGAAAAAAGAAAAAAAATTAAAAGAAGAAATTATTTCTGATGAATTAGAAAATATAATTGATAGAAATGGTTTATTAAATGTTCTTGGAACAATTGAAGAAATTTGTTATCTAAAAGCAGACCATTTAAGAACAAATTGGCAAGATGAAGTATCCGCGAAAGCGTGGGAAAATGATGGAAAACTAATTAGTAAAATTTTAAATAAAATTATTAATGAAGAAATTTCTAATAAAAAAGATAAAGCTCAAGAATTTGGTGCTAAGGATGGTTCTGAAAAAGGAAAGAAAAAAGGTGGTTTAAGACGGAATCAAACACTAGATTGTAGACATCCAGAACTTAAAAATAAAGAAGAAGAAAAAATATTACAAGAATTTAAAAATTTAACAGATGAAGATATGAGGGGATTGCTTAAATGGCTTTTAGATTGGAAAGCAGCATATGATTATGGTAATATGAAATTAGCAAATGAAGTTAAAGCAAATATAATAAAGAAATTTAGAGAAGAACAAAATCGAGACAATAAAATTCGAATTAAAGAGGATATTCGAGTAGGTGATTATATTATTGAAGCTGGAGAACAAGTTAAAATTATTGAACCATACACTCTCCAAGATTTTGCTAATGTAATTAATTATCCAGCTAATACAGAATCTGAAATTGTAGATGTTATTATTCAAATGGCTTCATCTTGGACTTTAGGAAATATTTCTGTAGATTTTGAAGAAGTTTCTCGTCATATAACTAGTAAAATTTGGGATAAATTAAAAATGCAAGTTGGAAATAAATTTCTTAAAGAATTAGAAAGATATCTTGATAAACGTTTTGATAAAAATCCAAATATTATAAAAGAAATAAGAGGAGCATCCACATATTTAGAAAAAGAACTTCGAAAGTTATTTAAACCTTTTGGTTTAAAAGTAAATTGGACACCTGATAGTATTGAAATTGTAATGCCCAGTGAAGATTGGTATTGGAATGAACTTTCTGCTTCTGGAAAATTAGAAGAGTTCAATGAACTTATTCAAGAGTTTGGCGTAGATTATGATATTGTTGATAATGTAATTGTTATTTTTATTTAATATATGAGGGGTTATTATGGATAACACAATATTAGAAAAACGAGAAGATGGAAAATATAAACTTATTGAAAATATACTTGTAAAGCCATCTCAAGTGGAAAAACTAGACAAATTAGTTGAAAAAGTAAATAAAATATTATATGAAGGAAAAGAAATTGAGTGTATAGGAGTTTATACTTTTCCAGTTTCAAAACCGGGAATTAAAAATTTAAATGAAAGAATTTATCCAAAAAAACTTTGGGAAAACGTAATTCAAAAAGGTTACGGTGAAGGTTCTTATGGGTTAATGGGACATCCTGAAAATGATGGTAATCCAAAAGATGCTTGGTGTGTTTGGAGAAATTTAAGATTCAACGAATCACAGGATTTAGTTGTTGTAGATGCTTATTTATTTGGTCCATATGGGAAATTTGTTGAGGATGCTATGAAAGCAGGTGGAAATGTAGGACTTTCTACAGTAGGATATGGAGATTTTAAAGACGATGGCATTACTATTGAAGAGTCATCTTATGAACTAGCACGTGTTGCTGATTTTGTACTAGACCCATCAGCGGGTGTGTTTGGAAGTTTTGAGGATAAAGTAGTAAATGAGCAAAAAGAAAACTCAAAAAAACAACTTTTAATTAAAAATCCTACTAATATAAATAGTAACAATACCAATATTAAGACTTATTTTAAGGAAGAAAATACAATGAGTGAAAAATCTCAAAAGTTAATTGAAAAGAACTTTAGATTATATGTCGAAAATAGATTTAAAGAAATTCAAAAATTAAATTCTATTAAAGAAAAATATCAGGGTTATCAGGAACTTCTTGAAAATTTTGATGATGATATAACATTTGCTGATGATTTAAAAGCAAAAATTGTTGAGGCAATGACACCAATTAAAGCTGAACTTGATAAGTTAGTGGATAAAGGACAAGAATTTGATACTATGAAGGAATCTAAAGAAGAATTGATTGAAAGGGTTAAAGAACTTGAAGAAAAACTTAAGGATATTACTGAGAAATTTGAGAAAGAAACAACAGAAAAAGAAGCAGCAATAAAAATTCTTGAGGAGTTAAAAGTATATACAAATAAGCTTAGAGATTTATATGAAATTTCTAATGCTGAAAAAAATGGTATGGTGACTGCGACAGAATATAAGCAATTATCTGTATATACGGAAAAGATTGAAGAAGAATTAAAAAAAATAAAAGATAATCATACTAAAGCAGCTATTCTTGCTAAACAAAAAATAGAAAAAGTAAAAGCAAAAGCAAAAGTAAAGGAAAAAGAAAATAAAAAGACTGTTCAGGAACAAGAAAAGAAAGAGGGTGAAAAGTGTAAAACTGAGGATGATAAAGAAGGAACTTGGGAGAAAGATGATGATGGAAAATTAGTATGTACAATTAAAAAAGAACAAAAAAAAGAAGAAGCTGTTGAAAAAGAAGTTGAAAAGGAAACTAAAAAAGAAGAAAGCGTTGAAAAGGAAACTAAAAAAGAAGAAAATATCACTCAGGATTTTACTTTGAACTTAAGAAATGATGAAGAAGTTCAAGCATATTATAATGATTTGTTAATTGCAGATTCAAGGGTAGAAAAGATTAGAGAAGATATTTTAAAATGTAAGACTTTGATGGAAGCACAAACTACATATTTACGATTAAAACATTTGTATGAAGAAAATGAATCTGTATATGATAGAGGTATTAAAGAAGATATCCAACCTACAATACGAACTATTCAGATTGATAATATAAGACGAAAAGATTGGATATAAATTTAAATAATTTTAGAAAAATAATTTAGGAGATTAAATAATGTCTGTTACTGTTACAACTAGACCAACAAACGGTGTTTCATATGGAAATAAACATACTGTTACTACAGCAGAAGCTGCAGATGGAACTATTATTTTTGATTTTCAAAACAGTGAAGATCTTGTTTGCACTGTACTTATTCTTAATAGTAGTGGTGTTTATCAAGTACCAACTGGTTTGAAAATTGAATATTCCACTGGAAAGATTACTCTTTCAGGTTATTCATTTAGCGCAGGTGAAGTAATTCAACTTATTGCTAATACTGCAAGAACTGACTAATATATAAAACTTTAACCAAGAAAGGTAATAATATTATTACTTTTCTTGGTTATTTATACTAATCTATAAATGAGAAGTATATTATTTGGTAACTAAATTTACCTACTTACCTATTTATTATATCATATTATAATACAATCAAATCACAGTTTTATTGTTTTAAAAAATTTATTATGGGAGAAATTTATTATGCGTACAGCAATGCATGAACAACAAAAAATTATTGAATCAAAAAAGCGGCTGTCCGAAAGAAATCAAAAAGCAGAAGAACTTATTGAAGAATGGTCAAAAAAGCCTAATATTGGTGAAAACCTTATTGAAGCTTATGATAAGAATCCTGCTGCTATTCGTAATCTTGCGTTTGTTCTTAAAAATCAAGAAAAACATTTACAAAGTCTTACTGAAACTCAAATTTCAAATGCTTTTTCCACAACTCCAGAAAATGTAATGCGAATTGTTCGATTAGGTTATCCTAATTCAGTTCGTGGTGAAATTTTCCTTGAATGGGGAATGGAAACAGCAAGAGATAGTATCTACTATCTAGCACCAATTTATGCAACATCTAAACGAGGGTCAACTGCTGATGCAGTAACTCATGAATCTACAGCATATCGTTATGCAACAGAAATTGAGGAAGAAAGCATCGGTACTGGTGATGATACTACTTTAGTATTTACTGGTGATGATAGTGGAAAAGTTTCTAATCCTCCACTTCGACCATATACAGTTAAGATTCTCGTAGATAATGAGTTTGTAGCTACAGATAATGGTAGCGGTACTCTTACTGGTACTCTTCTTGATTCTTCATCAACAAATACTATCGATTATGATACAGGTGCTTTAACAGTTACCTTTACGACAGCTCCGACTACAGGCGCTGCTATTGTAGTTCAATACTTTTATGATTCAGAAGATTCAGACCAATATACAGACCTTGGAGAAGTTGAGCTTCAATTAAGAGATTATCTTTTTAGAGCAAAACCATATCCACTTGGAGTATCTTGGAGTAAAATGACTGAGTTATTGCTTGGAACAACACTTGATATTGATGCAGAAGAAGCATTAATTAGGGGTGCTGCAGATGAACTTAAGAAATCTCTCGATTTCCATGCTTGTCGTTTGGGATATAGACGTGCTTTAGCTAACAGTACAGTTACTTTTGATGCTGATTTTGCAAGCGCAGGTGCTGATTCAGAAATGGCTCACGCACAAAGTATTACTAGAAAAATTGATGATGCTGGTGATGTAATTTATGCAGCTCTTAATCGTGGAGGTGTTACAAAGATGTATGGTAATGCTGATGCGGTTAACTACTTAAAGTTACATAGCAGATTTACTTCAGAAGGACGTCAACCAAAAGTTGGTATTTATAGGGTAGGTAGTCTTGATGGTATGGATATTTACAAAGCTCCAACAGCTATTGTTCCAGCAGGAAAAATTGTTTGTGTTTATAGAAATGAACAAGTTCCTGAAGATGTATCGATTGCATTTGGTTCTTTAGTTCCTCTGTACCAAACTATGACACTTGAGTACAAGAATATGTACAAAGAAACTGGTCTTGCATATTTTGGAGATTATAAAGTACTTCAATCTAACTATTTAGTTCTTTTGAATGTTTCTAATCTTTAATCTCTAAAATTAACTAGATTTTAAATTAAAATCCCCTCTTTATTTAGAGGGGATTTTTTTTGACTAAAAAGTTTGACAAGTTTTAAAAAATGTACTACATTATATATTATGAATGATAAATTAAAAAAAGAAATTGAAAAATATCTTTTAAGAAAAGATGGGATTCTAATAAGAAAATGGTCAGTGGCAAAAAATAAAGATATTAAAAATATTATTAATGCTACTCAATTTTTGGATGATAATACAGAATTTCGTGCTCGAATTTATGCTATTTTAAATGATATTACTGTGAAACCTACTTGTAAATATAGTAAATGTAATAATCAGACTAAATACTTTAATAGACAAAAGGGATTTTTAAAATATTGTAGTTTGGAATGTCGAAAAAAAGCTAATGCTTTTTCAACAAACAGGGGGAGAAAATTTAATGATGATTTTAAGAAAAAAATTAGTAATAGTATAAAACATTCAGAAAAAACTAAAAAATTATTCAGTGAGCAAAGAAAAGGTAAAAAACAAACTAAAGAGCATATTGTAAAACGAATAACAACTATAGAAAAAAATTTTTATATAAGAATATTAAAATCTTCTAAATTTAATAAAATTATAAAACCCCTTTTTACGTTAGATGAATATAATGGAACTACAAAAGAATATTCTTGGAAATGTTTAAAGTGTGGTTATACTTTTAAAGATACAATTAAATCACCCCATTTACCAAGATGTCCTAAATGTTTTCCTATAAAAAGTTCTATTGCAGAAAATTTATTAGCAGATTGGATTGAAAATTTAAATGTTGTTGTTAAAAGACGAAGTAAAATTATTTATCCATATGAAGTAGATATTTATTTACCAGAATATAATTTAGCAATTGAGTATGACAGATAAAAATTATCATATTCATAAAACAGAATTATGTCAATCCAAAGGAATTCAATTATTACATATTTTTGATAATGAATGGGCTGAAAACACTGAAATTATAAAATCGATTATTTTGAATAAACTAAAAAAAACAAGTAATAAGATTTATGCACGAAATACTATAGTAAAAGAAATTTCAAATTCTTTATATAGACAATTTACTGAAGTTAATCATTTACAAGGATATACTCCAGCTAATATTAAATTAGGATTATTTTATAATAATATACTAGTTC